CCCAGCCGCCCATGACACACCTCAGAAATGATCGATGAGACCCGGCACCGAATAAACCGGCATCGGACGCGCACATTGCAATTGCATGTAGGCGTCAAAAAGAAAATGCGGCTCCGACGGGACCGCAATAACGCGATCCACAGGAGGATTCTCTTCGATGAACGAAGCGTTCAACGCGGGCAACGCCGAGAAATCCTGAGCCAAATGCCAAGAATCAAGTGGAGTCGCAGCATTCGACCGGAAAAGACCGGTCACCACGGAAGGTTTATAGCGATATTCCGCAAACCGTTCCTGATAACCGAAAACAAGAGCATCGTCCGCAGTAGCCTGCGCGTAAATTTCGCGGTTAAACACCGCTTGCTCACCGATATGCGCCAAAGCTGGCCAATAAAAATCCCATCGGGTAGACCGAGAAAACATCCGATTGAGACCCTGTTGATAATTCAGATCAGCACGACATGAGACAAGACCGATGATAACACAGTGCTCGGTAAACGACTTAGTAAAACCGTGACGGTTAAGAGTAACCTGCCCGATGGCGGCAAGATTGCCTTGAGGAGAAGTGCCAGACGTCTCCGACGTTTGCGCTATCGGATTAATCATAACAGGAGTAGAGCCACCGCCGAGATATTCGGGACGTTGCAACCGAGCGTCAGGAGAAACGACGCCAAAATGAGAGCGGATAATCTCGATGTATCGAGTACCGCCACGAGCATCACGCTCATAAAGCTTCTGAATCTGGAACGCTTGACGAAGTGCGTTCACAGTCGAAGCAGTAGCAGCCGAAAGATCGGCATAGATACCAGGAAAACCGGCATTCGCCGGGTCCTCTTCAACGAAAAACTCTGAATTGGCACCACCCGTATAATTGACCGCGGCACGAGCGGCATATGCAGTAGTTCCAGTACCGCCCGTCTCATAAACATTTCCGGCACCAGCCCCAAAGGTCTGGTTGCCTTTACCAATTCCAATGACGGGCGCGGCAGTGCCTAAAGGCAAGTCCACTGCCGGGCCTTTCTGCGGCCAAGGTAAACACGATGTAAAATAGTCATGCCTTTTGCCGCGACGTAACAGCACATAATCAGTAGGAGAATCTGGACCGTCGTCCTTATCGACTGGTACCGAATTCTGCAAGTTCTGGTCACGGAACCACTCATTCCAGATGAGATTATAAGCCCGATGCCAGAACGAACAATGTTCAAGCCCCGCAATCTTCGTCGGGATACCGAAATAGTCGGAGAGGGAATTCTCCGCGTATCCTGTGACGGCGGGAGCTTCCATTTGGGGAACAAGATAATCTGTGCTGTCTCCCGGGTCATCCTGCTCACCATTAAAACGTTGCCAATTGTCCCAGATCAAACGAATAGGAACATCAAAGAAAAAGCTGTCCAAGAAAAGATTGTCCATAAACGGATGCAGCGGAGTCGCCAATCGCGCAAACGCTGTCATCCGAAGATTGAAAGTATCGCCGGGCAATGCCTCGTCGATAAAGACAGGGATCAAGTATCCGCTGTCAAACGTAGTCTTATAACCGTGCGACCGGTTAAAAGAAGAGCGCGGAATCTCCGCGCTCGGAACATTCGAAAAAGTGTGTTTCATAACAGACGGCATACGCGACATCGAAGAAACTCCTTACTTGGTGTCAGTCTCGGCTAGCCGAACATTAACAGCCTTGGCCAGCGGCACAGGCTTATCAGCAGGGATCAAGTCCCCTGCAACCTCATCAAACGAACCGATGAGGAATAAAATGAAATCCTCAGGATGCTTCCAATAAATTGATGTCTTATCATTGACAGCATCCGAGAATGACCGAATCGCTTCCCCTTCGGTCAGCATAGGAATAGGGCGCGAATAAGCTTTCGCTTTCACGTCGAAAACCGATGTCATAATAAGCATTAGACACTCTCCCTTTGAAGGCGAGCCAATCTCGCCCTTTGAACCGCTTCGCGAACACGGAGACGTTGCTTAGTATTATTCCCGGAATGACGCCGAGAATTGATAATCCGTCTCCGCTTAATATCCTTAAATAAACCGGGATTACTTTTCTCTATAACCGCATCGTAAAATCTCGGAGCCCTCAACTTCTTTCCATCGAGGATCACGAAATCGTCCGGATAAACATCTGTCTGAAATTGGTCTAGCCACGCAGTGCCGACACCAGGACGGCGAGACATCGTCACATATTCGGGCTTCCGTATGAAAACTTCGCCCGTGGACGCATCCACCCACGAGTAATGTTCCTTCGCAGCTTCGCCGTACTGCTTCTTCATTACATATCTGGCGACATAAGCCGCCGACCGGAAAGTTACATCTCCGAGCGTGCAAAAGCCCATGCCCCAAAGCTGCGCTAAGTTTGCACTCGTATAAACCCGACCGTACTCTGTCTCTTTCCATAGTACCTTATCCTCAAAGTCGCAATTAAACAGCAAAGCATGATAGTGGGGACGGTGATTTTTATCACCGTATTCCCCACAATGAAAAAAGCGCACTCCTGCGCCCTTCTGCTTTCGCAGACGTTTCATAAAGAGCTGAAAATGACGACAATCAAGGGAAAGATCACGAGGTAAATGAACATCAGAATAAGTAAGCGTGACAAAAACGTTAGAATCATGGCACGCAGCCTCATGTACACATCTGATCGCCCATTGACGGCTCTTTTCGAGCCGACATCCAACACACTGCCCACAAGGCAAGGTTACCGGGCGATCCGCATAACCCTTAGAGGCATCAAAAACGATGGCCCTCTTCCCTGACGGTCCGACTTCGGCCGATCGGTAACCCGTCAGGGGAGAGAAGCACACCATTAGAGGCGAATCCCGCCTCGCATCGGAGACGCACGGAAATTCTTCTTGTGCGAGCCCGATGCAGTCTTCCGAAACAGCCGCTTCGAGCGGCCTCGCTTCATACGCTTACGGAAAGCCATATCGATCTCCTTTCAGTCGATCAAGTAGGGGCTCCGCCCCAATCCGGGCGCTAAGCAGCATAATGTCGCATCCAAAAGGATGCAACATTCTGCCGCAAGCACCCTTCCCCCCACGTTCGCCACGTGGCAGGATTGCAATGGAAATTGCAATCCATTTCGAAAGGAAAAAAAGATGAGCCGAAAACCAGACGAAACCACCGTCGAACAAAAGGAACGTGAATTGCAGCTAAACGGCACGCAAACGCTTGCCGTTATAGAAATCCTTGCAAAAGAGGAAAAGAAAATCGAGAAATTCATTAAAAAACACCCAGAAAATGTTCAAAAAGCATTATATCTCAAACATTTAACCGGCATCCGCACGTACCTAAATAACTACCTTCAAAGATCTTTGAAGGTCTAATAGACCCCAAACCACGGTTTGGTGTCAGTCCGAACAGTTAATATCAAGTAGAGAAACTGTTCGGACGCAAAAAAGGGGCGGCCTCGAGGGCCGCCCCAGTTGCTCCTAGAAGCCGCCTACGCAGGCTCTGAGGGTCCTTCCCCGCCATCGACGGGAAGGGGAGCACCCGGCGCCGGCGGGGCCTCAGGCGCCTCCGGCACGGCTTTCAGGAGACCAAGCTCCATCATCTCTTGCCGATTCGCCGGATTCCCGACGAAATCGAGGAAAGACGCCGGATCGTTGCCGAAACGGCGTCGTAATTGGGAGGGAAGAGAATCGAAGACCTCCCGAGCCGCAAGAACCTGGTTGAGCGACGTGTGATAATCCTGGGCGCTTGTGAAGTCGCCATAGTCGCCTCCATACCGATTGATGTGCTCCACGACACCGGTTTTGCGATACCGAGCAAGAATATTATTGATGTCGCAAGAAGCCGCATCCGCTTGCTTCGTACGCGACGGCCCATCCGTCGCAAAAGAAACACGCAAAGCCGGATCATAAGCTTTGCGAATTAAAATTCCGTTACCAGACATGGTTACATTCCAAGAGCGCCGCGTGCTGAATTCGCAGCACCGGCAAATGGGTTAATCTCACGACCGATCACGCCAAACTTCCGAATCAACTCCCCTGCGGGAGTCTTCAAAAACTCTTCCTCTTGGCGTGCCCGCTCAGCCTGATTCTTCGCCGAGAACAATTCCTCGTCTAAAAGCTTCCCGTATTTGATAGCGTTAGCCGCATCAATATCGGTCTTATAGCCTTCAGCCTTAGTCTTAGTAGCTTGCTCTTCGAGCAAAGAAATCTCCGCCAATTGACGCATAGTATCGCGAGCACTCGTGCTCGCTTTAATTGGCGGTAAATTAGCGGCAGAGCCGCCAGGAACACCAGAACCGCCGCCGAAACCTCCATTCGCGGCGAGAATAGGATTGAGACCAGCGGCGCGCATCGAGTCGACCATATATTGATACCGATTCTTATTCTGGTCGACATACATAGAGTGTTGAAAAGCGCGGTTCTTAGCAGCTTCCGCGCGCGCCTGATTCTGATTGTAGATGCCGAGACCAATATCGGTCCCTGCATCGATAACCTGCCCACCAAGTTGGGCAAACGCGGCCCAGCCGCCCATGACACACCTCAGAAATGATCGATGAGACCCGGCACCGAATAAACCGGCATCGGACGCGCACATTGCAATTGCATGTAGGCGTCAAAAAGAAAATGCGGCTCCGACGGG